TTTGTTCGATCCACACGGCATCGAGGCGTTCCGGACTTTGACCAATGGCCTGACCAGCGGGCTGTCGAGCGCGTCGCGGCCGTGGTTTACGCTGAAACTGGCCGATGATGCCCTGATGCAGGCGAGCGGGGTGCGAGCCTGGTTGTCGGATGTCGAGCGGCGGCTTTATGCCTTTTTTGCGTCGACCAATTTCTATGCTGCAGCCAAATCCGGCTATGGCGAAATGGGCCTGTTTGGCACCGAAGGCTGCGTGATGGTCGAGCACCCGACGGCGGGTGCAGTGTGCCATGCTTTGACATTTGGCGAATACTGGATCGCGTTGTCGGACGCATTGGTGCCCGACACGTTGTATCGGGTCTGTCCGATGAGCGTGAAGCAGGCGGTAGACACGTTTGGCGACGGCTGCTCGCAAGTGATCCGGTCATTGTACGATCGCAGCCAGTATGAGGCGGCGGTCGAGATCTATCATGCGATCGAGCCCGATCCCGCGCACAATCCACTGCAATTCGGCGCCAAGCCGTGGCGTTCAATCTATTGGGACCCGGCGGACCGGTCGGCCAGTGTGCTGCGCCTGGCGGGGTATCATGAGCAACCGTTCTGGGCGCCGCGGTGGGATGTGGTTGGCGGCGATACCTATGGTGTGTCGCCGGGGATGGAAGCGTTGCCGGCCTTGCGTGAATTGCAGATGCAGGCCAAGCGGCGCAATGAGGCGATTGACCAGATGGTCAAGCCCGAGAAGATCGCGCCGCCCAATGTGCGGCTGACCGGCGAGCCCGGGCGCGTGGTTGCAGCCGCCGGGGTTGATCGCGACCAGATCTTTATTCCCTATCCGATGCCCTATCAGGTGGTCGCGGCGATTGGCGAGGAAATGGACAAGTGCCGGGGGCAGATCGATTCCCTGGCATTTGCCGACTTGTTCAATGCGATCACCAACATGGCGGGTATCCAGCCCCGCACGGTGGAAGAAATTGCGGCGCGCAATGAAGAGAAGCTGACCCAGTTGGGTCCGGTGATCGAGCGGGTGTCGAACGAGAAGCTGCAAGTGGCGATAGAGCGCGCGTTTGGCATTTTGCAGCGCGGCGGGATGTTGCCGCCGGTGCCGGCTGCGCTGGCGGACAAGCCGCTCAACGTCGAATTCGTGTCGATCCTGCAACAGATGCAGCGGATGGTCGGCCTGGGGCAGATCGAACGGGTGGTCGGGTTTGTGGGCAATCTGGCGGCGGTGCATCCCGACGCGCTCGACATGATCGATTTTGACGAAGCGGTTGATGAATATGGCTATCGCGCCGGGGCGCCGGCGCGATTGATCCGGCCTGAGCGGGAAGTTGCGGCGTTGCGCAAGGCGCGGGCTGCGCAGTCGGCAACAACGCAAGCGCTGGCGGCGATGCCGGCGATGAAGGCCGGGGCCGATGCTGCACGGCTGCTGGCGGCGACGGATGTCGGCAATGGCGACAGCCTGCTGGCGCGGTTGTTGCCGCCGGCCTGATCTGCACATTCAGGATAAGGTCTGGTCATGGTGTTCGATGCCGGCGATGCCGAATTTCTGCTGACCCGGCCGGAATTTCGCAGGTTTTTGTTTGCCGCGATCCAAAGCGCGGGAATTGTTGGGCATACCGTTTCGGCGAGCACGGCACTGACCCGCGATCTCGCCCATCTCGAAGGACGCCGGGCGCTCGGCTTTGATCTGCTGATGCTGGCGCATGCCGGGCAGAGCGAAGCGGTACGCCTGGCCGATCCGGACGGGATCACGACGCTTGGCCTCAGCCTGACCGAGGCACTCAACTGCAAGGACAACCAACGTGACGCAAGACGTTCCCGCGACAGCGCCCGTTACGACGAGCTCCCCCACGGCGGCCGAGACTGCCGCACCGACTGAAGCGCCGACACTCGTTGCGACAGGTGATGCTTCGCCTGCCATTGCGCCAGTCGTACCGCCGCCGGTCAGTTTGACGCCGGAGCGGTACGAACTGGCAATGGACGGGTTTTCGATCGACCCGGCGCTGGTCCGGAATGCCGATCCGGTGCTGCGCGACATCGGATTGAGCAACGATGCGGCCAACAAGTTGCTGCCGGTAGCGCGCGATATCATGGCACGGACGCAGGAGAACCTAGTTCGCCAGATTGAAGATGCCGCAGCCGCGCAGAAAAAAAGCTGGCATGAGGCGTTTGTTGCCGACCCGGAAATCGGTGGCGCGCGGCGTGGCGAAACCGAGCATTTTGCGGCGAAGGCACTCGATGCGCTGGGATATGCACAAGGCCATCCGTTTCGCCAGGCCCTGGATAGCAGCGGGTTTGGTAATCATCCCGACATGATCCGTGCGTTTCGCCGACTTGGCGAGCTGGTTGGCGAAGATGGCGGCTTTGTCCGTCCGGCCACGGCCACCAGCCGCAACAGGCCGGTGTGGGAACGCCTGTACCCCGACGAAACATCCTGAACTGCGCATCGGCACCAGCCCGGTGCCGGTACCACGAGGAGCGCATGATGCCGGCCGCATCGCGCCCGGAATCCCTGTTGCCGGCATCATCCGTGCCCGCGGGTTGCGCGGGAATTCCCTAAGGAGACCACCCAATGGCCATTCTTGGCAGTTCATACTGGAATCTGATCGACGTTCTGAAGTCCAGCAGCGACGGCATCGGTGATGTGGTCGAAGCGCTGACGCAACTGACGCCGTTCATGAAGGACGCCAATGTCATTTCGTGTAACAGCGGCACCGAGCACCGGTCTTCGATCCGCACCGGCCTGCCTTCGGTTTCCTGGGGCGCGTTGTACCAGGGCATTGCGCAGTCGAAAGGCAACTACACCGAAGTCAAGGACACCACCGGCTTTGTCGAAGGCCTGTCGAGCGTCGATGAACGTCTGCTCAACCTCAAGCCGGCCGAATCCGCCAAGCTGCGGCTGGTCGAGGGCCAGGGTTTTCTGGAAGCGATTGCCCAAACCATCGAAAGCGCGATCTGGTATTCGGACGTCAAGGTCAACGGCAAGCAGTTCCACGGGCTGGGGCCGCGGTTCAATTCGCATCTGAACCCCAATGTCATCAGCGGCGGTGCGTCGGGATCGAACAATGCGTCGATCTGGTTTGTGACGCACGGCGACATGCAGACTTCGGCGATTGTGCCGGACAACATTCCGGGTGGTATCCAGCGCGAAGATATGGGGCGCCAGCGCGTGCTCGATCCGAATGGCAATCCGTTTTATGTGAAGGAAGAAAAGTTCACGCAGCACATCGGGCTGTGCGTCAAGGACTGGCGCTATAATGCGCGCATTGCCAATATCGATGTGCCCGGTGTCATCGCCGGATCGGTCGCGCTCAACCCGCTGATGCGCCACGCCTATTACAAGCTGCAGGGGCGGCGCGCCTATCGGCAGGAAGCCGAAGGGCAGATCAGCCCCGGTCGCACCGTGATCTATATGAACCGCACGCTGCTTGAAGCGCTGGATGCCGAAGGCACCAATGGCCGCAGCGGCGTGGACAACTTCGTTCGCCTGACCCCGATGGAAATCCAGGGCGAGGAAGTGATGACCTGGCGCGGCATGCCGATCCGCGAAACCGATGCGCTGCTGAGCACTGAAACGCTGGTTTCGTAAGCAGGCGCCAAGCGCTCGATTTCAGTCTTTTGTTCGACCGGATTGCCGCAAGACCCGGCCTGATCCGGTCGACTGGATTACAAGGACATTCCTACATGATCATCGACACTTCGCTCGTTTTCAGCAACCAGCAGACGGTGACCACCTCGGCGCCGTCGACCAACGCCATCGACCTGGGGGTGACCGGCACGCCGTTTGCCGGCACCGTGCCGCTGGTCCGTGATATCGGTCAGGGAGAGCCGATCCAGCTATCGGTTTCGGTCGCCCAGACCTTTGCGGGGCTTACATCCTTGCAGGTGTGGGTCGAAACATCGCCCGACGGGGTCAACTGGTCGGTGGTGGACAGTGGCATGAGCATTCCCGCCGCCGCGCTGGTGGCTGGTTACCTGTTTCAGGTCCCCAAGATCGTGCAGCAAGCAAACAGCCGCTATCTGCAACTTTATTACAATGTGGTCGGCACGGCGACGGCGGGCGCGATCAATGCGTCGATTGTCGCCAGCCGTCAGACCAACGTCAACTGCGGCGGGGTCTGATGCCGCACTATCGTGCGCGCGAGCCGATCTACCTCAACAGTGAAGGTCGATTGATCGACACCGATGAGGTGTTTGCCAGCGACGAGGTGCCGGGGCTGGCATGGATTGCGCTGGAAAGTGAGCCGGACGCAGAGGCGGGCGCGACGCAAAAATCCCGGCAAGTGACCGAAGGCTGACCAGCATGCAGGGCGCCAGGCAAGAACCGGCGCCCTGCATCGATCGCGATGCGTGGAACTGGCCGGGATATCGGCACCATGGTTATGGTTTTACAGGATAATCTGGCATGGCAACGCTTGACGAAATTTGCAACATGGCGCTGGCCGAAATCGCCGCCGGACCGATCATCGATGTGACCGACAATTCGATCGAAGCGCGCGAAGTCAGCCGCTTTGCCGCGCCGTTGATGGCGGAGGTTTCGTTGTGGTCGGACTGGAGCTGGGCGGTGGCGCGCGCCACTTTGACCGCAGCCACCAATGATCGTCCGGCGGAATGGACCCAGGCCTATATCGTGCCCGCCAACTGTGCCCGCCCGCTGGCGATCCGTGCCGCGCAGAGCGACGCGGCATTCCTTCCCCAGGGAGGTCCATATCCGTTCCCCGTGCAGGACGCTGTTCCGCTGGCCTTTCTGCATGAAGGAGGGCTGATCTACAGCAACGTGTGCGATGCCACGCTGGTCTATGTTGCGGTGCTGACCGACCCGACGCTTTTGCCGCCGCTGGTGCAACGTGCGTTTGCGCTGGAACTGGCTGCACGCGTGGCAGTGCCTATCCGCAAGGACACCGGATTGGCCCGCGAGCTGGGTTTGGCGGCAGAAATGGCGCGGGCGCGGGCGATTGCCGAGGATTACAACCAGCGTATCGGAGCACCGGCCAGCTTTGTCAGCCAGGCCGCCTTTGCACGCGCCGGGATCGGAGCGGAGCTGTGACGGTGCGCATCGCGCAAGTCAATTTCAGCAAGGGAGAGCTGGGGCCGCAGCTTTATGGCCGGTTTGACGTTGACGCCTGGCAGTCCGCACTGCGTCAGGCACGCAACGTGATCGTCATGAAATATGGCGGTGTGACAAAGCGACCGGGCACGCGACTGGTCGGGCAAGTGCTCAATTCCGCCGCACCGAACATACTGATCCCGTTTCAGTTTTCGATGACCCAGACATATGCGCTGGAAATGGGTCAGGGATATATGGCGCCTTGTGCGCTTGGCGGGCGGGTGCTGGAAAACGAGCAGCCGATCACGGGCATTACCAATGCCGCCAATGCCCAAGTGAGCATCGCCTGGCACGGCTTTGCAGTCGGCGATCTTGTTTACATCACGGGAGTTGCGGGTGGCATGGGCAATTTGCTCAATTTCCGCACCTGGACCGTGGTTTCGGTGATCGATGCGCAAACTGTAACCATCGATGCCAACACCGAATTGGCCCCGACGTTTTCCGGTTGCACGGGCGGTACCGCCAACAGCGCGCCGCCCGTCGTGGTTCCGCCGCCGGTCGTCCCCCCACCTGCCCCGCCCGTGATACCTCCATACATCTGGTACGGTGGTGGGCTTGCCGGTTTTCGTTTTGAGGAATAATGCAGATGGGAGTTTCGCGCGTCTACAAGGCCGGATCGCCCTATAACGGCGTTGATCTGGCCGACATCGATTACGAGCAGACCACCGATACGCTGTATATTGCGCATCTGAACCATCCGCCAACCAAGCTGGTTCGCGCGGGCAATATCGCCTGGTCATTCGAAACCATTGCGTTTGCGCCTTCAATCACGCCGCCTGCCGGTTGCACGGTGCTGGCAACGATCGCGAATACGGATTCGGCCAATAGCGGGCTGAACTATTTTCCCGAAACCGCGACGTATTGCGTGACCGCGGTGAATGACAACACCACCGAAGAAAGCGTGGCGTCACCGACTGCGAGCGCGTTCAACGATCTGACGCTGAAGCGCAATGCCAACAATCTGTCATGGCCAGCCGTAACGGGTGCGACGCGGTACAACGTCTACAAAGCCAGCAACACGCTGTTTTATGGCTATATCGGCACGACCAAAGCGCTGACGTTTGTCGATGACAACATTGGCCCCGCCTATGACCGGGCGCCGCCGCAGGCCAACAATCCCTTTGCCACCGCGGGGAATTATCCTTCGACCGTGACGTTGTTCCAGCAACGGTCGATCTGGGCGCGGTCGACCAATGTGCCACACGGGATCTGGACATCGAAATCGGCGCTGATCGAGAATTTCGATTATTCCACGCCTTTGCGGGCCGACGATGCCATGAGTTTTGCAATCATGGCCGGGCGGGTCAATTCGGTAAACCAGTTGACATCGACCACCGCGCTGCTGGCGCTGACCAGCGACAGCGTGTTCAAGATCGATGGCGACGGCAATGGCAGTCCGCTCGACGGAGCCAGCCCGCCGGTGATGCGCCGCGAAGTTGGCCGGGGATCATCGCGTTTGCCGCCGCTGGTAGTCGACAATGTCGTGTTCTATGTGCCGTCGACCGGAGCGTCGGTCCGCAGTCTTGGCTATGATTTTGCCATAAACGGCTTGCGCGCCAACGATATCACGATCTTTTCGCCGCATTTTTTCCAGGGTCATACGATCGTTTCGTGGTGTTACAGTCAGGAGCCGCGCTCGCTGATCTGGGCGGTGCGCGATGACGGTGTTCTGCTGTGCTTTACCTGGGAGCAGGAGCAGAATGTGTGGGGCTGGACCCGGTGTGACACCGAGGGCAAAGTCCTGTCGGTCTGTTCGATTACCGAAGACGGCGAAGACCGCGTCTATCTGATCGTCGAGCGAACCATTGCCGGGCAGACAAACCGGTTTGTCGAGCGGATGGCTTCGCATAGCTGGGATGTGCTGGCCGATTGCTGTTTTCTCGACTGCGCAGTGTCGGCAAGTTTTTCGACGCCTCAAACAACATTTACCGGCCTGTGGCATCTTGAAGGTGCGACCAATGTCGCTGGGCTGATCGATGGCGTGCCGGTGACCGGGCTGACTGTGGCCGATGGCGCGGTGACGCTGCCTGACACGATCGGCAGCGGCATGGTGGTAACGTTTGGTCTGCCTTACGCAGTCGATGTCGAGACATTGCCGTTGCACCTCAATGTGCCCGGCGAAGGGGCAAACATCGGCAAAG